GAGCATCGATTTAATATTGTGTTTTTTGGGCTAAAATATTAAATTTTACCATTTATTTTTAAATATATTTTTATTTATATTACCACTGTTTAACATCTAATTTCTTAATTCTTTTGGTTAAAATACAAAAGAATTAAGATACGAAAAAAAATTAGCAAGTCTTGAAGGTTTTCATTTATTGGTATTTATTCAAAGCATTTTTAATTATAATCATAGATAAGTATTTATGATTATAATTAACATTAATATTTTATAAATATGTTTAGTTTATTTAAAAATAATAAATTATATTTGAAAATGACTTTCCATCAATATAATTTATAATTTTTAAATAAACTAAACATATTTATAAAATATTTTTTTTTTAAAAAACCAATAAAAAACTAAAAATAACTTTATGTATTGTAAATTAAATTAATAAAATTTAGATTATTAACCTCGAATTTATTAATTCTTTTGATTAAATAATATGATAAAATAAATTATTTTATCATATAATAATATGATAAAATAATTTATTTTATCATATTATTATAAGATTATATTATTATGTTACCATAATAATATAATCATGTTAGATCAAGTTAATTTAGTTAATTTAGCAAATTTAATTAATTTAATTAATTCAGTACCAGATGTTAAACAAAATGGCGGTTTAGATAATGTCGATAATGTCGATTTAGACAGAAATCCACATAAAGTATTGCCATTTTTGGATGATGATAAAATTAAAATAAAAAATAAAAATTTATGTGTTCGTAAATCGACAATTCCTAATTCCGGATTAGGTGTATATACAGACAGAGATTTTAATATGGATGATATTGTAGAAGTTGCCCCAATTATCAGAGTTCAAACAAGTTATTTATTTCAAGAAAATAATATATTAAATGATTATATTTTTGGAGATCCTTATGATAATGATTATAAAATTGTCGCTCTAGGGTTCGGTTCAATGTATAATCATAAAGATGAACCTAATATGAGATATTTTTATCAAGATGGTAAAATGATATATCAAGCAACCAAACCAATTAAAGCAGGAGATGAATTATTTATATCATATGGTGTCAATTGGTGGAATGCGAGAATTAACAAAAAGAAAAAAGAATAATTAAATTACATAACGGTTGCTATTTACAGTTCGCCTATTGGTTCGTAACAACAAAATAATAGACATTTCGACCGACCTTAAAAATAAAAACATATATATATTATTGAATACATTGGAAAATAATAATGCCAATAGAGAATTTAATAGAACTACAATCAAACATACATTATTTGAGGATGATAGACATAATGTAGATTTATTTTTTAAACATATATTTGATAAAATAGAACAAGGTAACATTTCATTTGATATTAAAATACCAGATATGCTTATGATTTATATTGGAACTATAGATGAAACAATAATAAATGAATATAAAAAATTTGATTTTCGTGTATTTAATGGTATGTATTTTAGACGAGTTGATAGATAAGGCTATCTCCGAAAAAGAAACAAAATTATTGTACAACGTGGTAATTACGTTATACCGCATAATATAAAAATAAAATGTAAAGCTAAAAATATAAGACTAACACTAAATGGACAAGAGTTAACTATTGAATATGATTATCCAGACATTAATAGTATTCAAATATTTTAACAAAGACCTCATCTGATCAACATAGAATATGGATTTGGAAAAGAATTACATGATTTAATATGTAATTATGTTGGTTATAATCTATATGACAGGACAAATGGTGGAAGACCATTGCATATATCTTTTTGATTTTTTCCAGCAATAAAAAAATTACAATAAATTATAATTTTTTTTGATATTATTTTCAATATGGTCATATATATAATCTAATTCATCGTCATTAAAATATTTATTATATATTCTATCACTTGGAATATTTAATTTTTTATATAAATTAATTTCATTGGTTCTTAAATAATTACCGTATTCACGGATATAATCTAATAATGATGTATATTCAAATATTATTTTTTTGAATAATTTATCCAAAAGAGATTTTAATTGTTTGGCAGAAGTTAATTTTTTTTCATACATAATATATGATTCTAAAAACCAAAAACACCACGCTAAACAATATCCTAGAGGATCACCTAATTTAATAAAATTAATATTACTTTCCCCAGATAATGATTGATATGTTAAATTAGGACAAAATTGTTCATTTGAAATATATTTTATGTCTGGTAATTCTTTGGAAATCATTTGTTGAAATATTTCATCAAATTGTTTCATTTCATCCCAATCTATGTTCCCGTATGGTTCAAATCTAATTGCTATTTTTGTTTTTAAATTTATAATTATTATATTCGCATGTCCAGTTTCATTTCTCATTATATTAACATTTATAAAAAAAATGTATTTTTTTCCATTTGTGTTTTGATAAACATTTTTTATCCCTAATAACATGTTTTCGGGAATATGATAAACGTATTGATTATGCCACAATAAACCAATATTAAAATATAAACTTGGACATCTTGTATTATATTTTACAAGTTTAGTCATATCATTACATATACCCATCATATAGTCATTCATACAATTATCTGATTTATTTGATTTTTCAATGATACAATTATTATTACATTGAAATTTTATTTCCAATGGTACCTTGGTGTATGGTGTACCTAAATTATTATATTTTCTTAATATCACATAGCTATATATATAACTGTCAAAATGTGATGCCGTAAACAATGAATAATCGGTATTATTAAATCTTAATAATAATACATTTTCATCCTTGTCATCTATTAATTGTCCACTAATTTGTACTTTTGCAATATAATTTGCTATTTCTTCATTTAAATCATTTAATTTAATTGTCTGACCAGGTTTTATTTTAAGTGTATTTATAATATGTTGGTCATATGATAATAATTCTTTTGATTTTATTCTTTGATTCATAAAATAAATATAATTGGGAATAATTAGTTGATTTACTACAATATTAAAATCTTTTTTGCTAGAAAATAATATATCTATTGGTGATTTTCCAAATATATCTATTTGGCTAAAATTTAATTTCTTTTTTATTAAAATGTCAAAATATTTTGTTATGTCATCTGTAAATTTTTTGTCAAACATAATATGCAATATATTTGTTTTTTCAATATTTGGTATGTCCAAATTATCACTATATTCTAACACTTTTTGTTTAAATTGTTCATTTGATTTGGTATTATTATAAAATACAATATGAGCATAATTATTTAAATTGTGATTTACATATGTAAAATCAATTGAGTTGAATTTATCATAAAACAAATCCATTATTTTTTGCTCTCCTCTTTTGATAACACTTTCAAACGTATTTATAATACCACCACTGTATGATTTATAATTTATATTTGCTCCCGCATCTAATAAATATTTTATTAATGCATAATGATTACCTCCAATTGCATAAATTAATGTATTTTCCATTTTATAATCTACCAAATCTACATTATTTTGATCAACGAATTTATCTAACAATTTCAATATATATGGATTAATTTCCATTTTAACTTTATCATATTCTGCAAGTGGAAAAATAACATATGCACGTGTCTCATACAATAAAATATGATTAATTATTGGTATATTTAATTTATGATATAGTGCACTAGGGCAAATGTCATGATATTCTGTAATTATTTTCCATAAAGTGTTAATCATATTGTCTTTTTCATTTTTTTCATTAAATGGAATAAAATCATATATAATCCTGATATAAGTTTGAACAATAATGAATAATAAATTTACATTTTTTACTTTATCTGTATATAATAAATTTGTGTCTTTGATTAAGTTCCATAAATCGTATATAATGGGATCTAATATATTTTCAATTGCATAAAATAATATCCAACCTATTCTATAATCATGATGTTTTATTATATCAAAAAACATTTTTTCATTTGTTTTTTTTAGATATGATAAAATAGTTATAAAATGATAATAACATTGATTGTCAATTATATTATAATATTCTGTATATTCAATACTAAATAAATTTATTTCTATTTTATCTATAAAATCATTTATATCATGATCTGACAAACACAGTATATTAATAATTTTATTAGATGTAATATTTTTATATGAATTAACATATTCGACCAATTCATTTGTATTCATTTTATTTAATTTATTTATTGTATCAATATAATTTGATAATTTTTTGTTACTCATAAAATAACATAATAAAATAAAAAATCATAATAAAAATATTATGATTTTATTGTATTAACAATAAAATTAATAATTTAAAATATAATATATGCACTAATTTATAATATGCCTGATATAGAGTACATATGTAATAACCCAGATATTGTTAAAATAACATGTAATGACAAATATAATATTTTTGTTGATACAAAAATGAATATAGTTTATCTCAAAGGAACCGATAAAAACGGAAAAACAAAACAAATTAAATTAGGACAATGTAATGAATTAATTAATAATTCAAATGATTGTAATCAATGTGCTATAACTCCAATATGTTCTCAACCAAATATTTTATGTAATGAAATGTTTAAATATATCGGATTTTTTACAAATTATGAACAACTTATTAATCAAACAAAAAATAAAATTATAGATGATTTAGCTATTGCATTAGTTAATAACAATGATCATAAAATTAAATTATATATATATTGCAGTTCAAATAAAATATGGACAGTTGTTGGAATTATATTAGATTTATCAAATATAATGCCTGAAACAACATGTATAACTAAACCAATTTGCTCATATAATTCTTCATCTATATCATGTTCTACATCTACATCATCAAAATCAGATTATGACAAAATAGTACAAACAAATTATATATTATTTAAACCTGAATTTATTGAACCAAATAAATTAAAACAAATTTATGTAGATCAATTAAATAATCATTTACCACATAATAAATATTATATTAAATTCAATGATATTAGATGTTTCCCATGTTGTGATAAATTTATAGTTGATGGTAAATACATCGTTAATTATAATATTTCTTTTTGTTATAAAAATGAATGTAATAATGATAATGATGATACAATTACAACAGCAACAACAGCAACAACAATTAGTTATGATACAATTGTTTCAAAATCAAATACAAATAAATCATCATCTATTGAAAAAGAAGAAGAAGAAAAAGAAGAAAAAAATGAATTATTAGATATAAATAAAAATGGAACATTAATAATGATATGTAAAATAAACAAAGACACTATAGAGATATTAAGTAGTAGTATTAAAAATGTTACAAATAATAATGTTGACTATCCAATTGCAACAACACATAGTTTTTTATATGATTTTAAATATGGTAACAATATAATATTGTTAATATATCCATTAACAGAAATAAATGATAATATTAAATTAAACATATTACAAAATTCAACATTTGTAAAAATGAAAAAAATAGATTAATGTTTTTTTATACTTTTTTTGATAAATTCAACTAAAAATCTAATACAATTGCGTTAAAAAAATATAATATGTTTAATATATATTTGTTTATAAAATAAAATTATAAATTACATCATCAAGTTAAAATATAATTTATTATATATTGTTCCACGCTATGATTTATACTATAAATATTTTATTTGAAATAGTATAAATCATAGCGTGGAACAATATATAATAAATTATATTTTAACTTGATGATGTAATTGTTATTTGCCATAAGTTGTACATTAATTTACCAGTTTTAATTTCGTAACGCGATTGTATTGCTAAAAATCTAACAGAATTATGAACTATATTAATTATTTCATATTTATTTGGATAAAACATATTTTTTTGATTCATTACCAACTTCCAAAGTTATTGTTTTGAATTTATTACTATAATAATTATTATGTAACTTTTCACTTTTGCTTGTTTATATAAAAAATGTCCATTTGTAGAATAACCTAATACGTTATTTTTATTTAAATAATATATTTTATTGTTTCTAATATTAGTATTTTTGCTTACTTGAGTTATTATATTTTATAATAATTTTTCATAATTGTTATTGTGTGAATTGATAAAATCAAGGTATTAGATAATTGTTGCTAACTGTCATTATTTTCTAAGTTTATTTCACAAATCAATCTATTAATGCAATATTTACATTTAATGATGCAGGTTCTTTAGCATGTGTTAAACTTGATATTAATATATTTTTTTTTATTTAATGATATTGAACAATAATTGAACAATATAAATTTAATTAATTTATTTTATAAATTAATAATCAATATACATTATAATTTATTTTAATTATAATATGGATCAATAATTCCATAATGTACCAAATATACATTTAATTTATATCCTAATGAATTAATTGTATCACATGCCTTTTTGATTGCCTTCATGATTAATGATTTTTTCATACCAAATACTCCACCTCCTATTTGAGTTAAATAACATGGTGCATCAATTTCATTCATCATATTATTTATACATGCAGTTAATAATGTCATTTCATAATAAGTTTCCAAAAATAAGTCAGATAAATTATCCCATAATTCAATATTATTAAATGGATAATTTTGATATGCAATCGGTAAACCACTACATAATACATGATTTATAATATGATCATATTTTATCCCATCAATAAATATACCTAAATTAGTATGTATACCTGCTTTAATTTTATTTTTGGCATTTTTTCTAATATCATCATTTGTTAATAACTCGGATATTTTTTCTAATGTTGATAAATTATTAATTATCAAATAACCATTTTTTATAATCCAATTAATGGTATTGTCACATGATTTAAAATATGATAATAACTCCTCTGACATGTCTATTTGTTGATTACTTGTTTGACCACCATTATATATATAATTACGATATGCTAATCCTGTTGGGGTACACATTACACATTTTGGACCTTGTGTATTATCATCTTTGTAACATGTTATTCCATCTTCTGGTATTTTGTCAACATTTATCATTTCTAAACAATTAAGTTGTGATGCTACTTGAATAGTAGCATTATCATTATTTGATTGTTTATGAATTTCTTTAATATTTGCAACAATATTTTTTATTTTTATATTACCAGCACCATATTTATATGGACATAATGTATACAATTGTTCTAAATTTAATAACATAAATTTACCAACATTAACATCATTTATTGTTTGTTGTGATCCAGTCATATATAATCTCAATATTTCATTTTTGTTTTTCATATAATCACGATATTCAATAAAACCAAATATTGCATCAAACCAATCATTTGGTTTTATTTTTTCAATTGTTCTAACATTCGATCTACATATTGGACATTCTAATTTGTTTTTTTGAGATATTATCTTTTTTGCACAATACGAACATATTACATCGTGATTACATGGTTTCAAAACAATATTTTTCTTATAATTACTACATATTAAACATTTATTTGATTCATCAGATGTTGTAATATTTATAATCTCTGGCACATTTAATACATTCGATCTAACAATTTCATCATTTGGTTGCATCAGCATTCGACTATAAAAATGATAATGTGATAATCTTTCTATATTATCATCTGATATTCTTGAAGTTGTTCTATTTATATCATCTCGTCTTAAATATATTATATTAGAATCATCACGATAAATATCAAATATAATATTTGATTCTAAACCGTCTATATCAATTTCAATACTATTAATATTTAATTGGACACCAGTAGAATATTTTGTATAATATTTAATTTCATTTAATCCAGATTCATTGTATACAAAATTGAAATATGCCCATGTTTGATAATCTCTAGCGGAATACCAATTTACTAGCATACGATTAGTCAAAAATATTTTAACATCATTCCAATCACAAATTGCCATTTTTGTATTATCAGGTCTAACTAGATATGTTCCATTATTAATCTTTTTAATTTTAAAATGAAATCCATAATTATTATAAACATAGTCGGAATTTGTATTATGTGTTAGTCTTTTGTAATTATTATATGCATCTATTTGATACCAATAAGCGTTAACCCAATTTCCGTCAAGATATACTTTAATGTTTTGTGCCATTAATAGATTTATGTAATATAGTTATCAGTATATACATATAATCTATTAATTTCAATTTTTTGAAAAAATAATAGACAATCAATAGTTTGTATTATAATAGGGATATCTACTAGTAGACAAAAAAAGTAGATATTTCTAGAGTGTTTTATTATAAAAAACTCTAGAAATATATTTTATTTATATTTTCTTGTATTTTCTCAATCCATTTATTTTTGCAACAA